TTTGGCTTGAACGGTTTTCAAGCCAGGAGGAAACGGGGATTACACTCATAAAGGTTGACCGTCACCTTCTCCCCTCTTATGAGATCTTTTTGTTTAGGTCTATGAATTGCTTCATTATACCAGCCGTCTTCAGGATCTCCATTACGGTCGGTGGATTAGGAAATTGAACCCCAAGCATTTCCTCTTTGTTATTGTGTTCTTTGTAATATTGAAATAATTCTCTTGCTTGTTCATTCTGAGAAAGATATGTTTCTGTAAGGATTTGTCTTGCCTCTTGAAGTAATTCAAGACGCAGTTGGTATGGGGTCTTTTCTGTATTCATCTGTGTGTCTCCTGTGTTTAAAATTAGTAGATATATCTACTAATTAATATTATATCATATACTTGAATTATTGTCAATCTTTAATATTGGGAAAGTATAAATAATAATGGGACACCAAATGATGTTAAGTCACTTAATGTCCCTAAACATTGTACTTGAAAGGAAATACGAATGCCTACAATTATTTATAAAACAGCAAGAGAAGCAAAAGCAGTAGGATCTAAATTTTATAACGGAAAACCTTGTATACATTGTGGTCAAAATTTACGATATTCATCTGTTTATAGTTGTGTAAATTGTACAAAAAAGCGATCACAGATGGATTATAAATTTCCAACAATTGAACAAGAAAAAAGAAATAAAATATATGAAAATTCCGATAAAAGAAAATTGAATAAAATAAAGGAGCATATAAAACGTCATTATAATTTATCCATCGAAGAATATAATGATTTATTTAAAAAACAAAAAGGATCATGTGCCATTTGTTTTAAAAAATTTATTAATTCACCTAATGTGGATCACGATCATGTAACAAATAAAGTTAGAGGTTTACTTTGTAAGAATTGTAATATGGGTTTAGGACAATTTAATGATAGTATTGAAAAATTACAAAATGCTATTAATTATTTAAAATTAAACCGGGATTCTGTTTCCACGCTCCCGGAAGGCGCATCCACAACAACCTTAGGCTGCTAGTGGGAGTTCGAAATCATTAGATTCGAATTTTGTTGTTTTCTTCCGATTAATGAGGGTTGCTACTCATGTCGCGTCTTCACTCGCATCAATCCCGTCGAAAGCCTTTCGTCCCCGTATAAATGATAGTTTAGAATTACCCATCCACACTTAGAATTTCTTCTCGGAAGTATATCATTATATGGATTGGAGACGGGCGGATTTGAACCACCGTCCGAAAAAGTGTCTGTAAAGGTATATACGACAATACCGTTAAAATGTCAAAGATCTAATCAAGCGGAACGCATTTGTTACTCTAGGTACCATTGCACTTCGCCAGCCTATTAGAGCAATATATTAAATTAGGCCGATCTGCTACCAACAAATGCGTTCCAGTGCCCAAGAACTCCCATTTGGAAATAATCCTAATGCGTACCTCAAGCACTAATCCAACCCGCCGAAACAATTATATCCAGCGCATCATCAAATTTTTCTTTTTTTAATAATACATTAGTGTCATGCCGGACTTTGCGTTTAGATGCTCGTATTTGGAATTGTCCCCATGAACTGCGGGATCCAAAACAAGATGCCCTGTAACTACATTTAATTACGTTTTTCTTTCTTGCCATTTGAGTCTCCTATCTTAATAGAATGACTTCATATGACCTCCTTATAAAGTTGGTCGGAGAAATTGGGATCGAACCAATGTAATCCAGTTCCCAAAACTGGTGCCTGGCCTCTAGGCTACTCTCCGTAATTCCTAAATCTATTTATAACCTCAAAATGTTACCGAAGCCGTTATAACAGCGGCTGCTAACCAATAAATCATTTTACGATAATCTCCCATATATCCATAAACTCCAGAGGCACATAAACAAATCAAAATCTGTAAACAAGGGAAAATATAAACTAATAATTGTGGGGCCATGTGTCCGCTTTGACTATGTATCGCACCGTTCTGGCTTAATTTGTTGCAACAAATTGTCTTGTCCCATAAACGACCCACAATTATTTACCAATAAAATTCATTGAACATGAAACCTGCCGGTTCCCACGGTCCGAATATCTAGATTTTTTACCTTCGCTCTGCGCGCCATCAGCAATCAGTGTAAATAAATTCTTAATTGCAACTAGATTTTGTCTCATGTTCATATTTAAAGTATATCATTTGATAACAGGAATGTCAATAAGTTTTTTATGGTAACTCTGTTGCAATGGGATCCCATGATTTTTAAGCCGTTCTTTCCACTTAAAAAATTCTTTTCCATGTGTACATTTTTTATTAAATTCCCACTCCCACTGATGTACCATTTCGTGTGAAAGAATTATAATAAAACTTTTGAAATCAGCAAATTCGGGATTTATTTCTAATTTACAAACCCGTTTAGTTGGATCTTTAGTTTTGACACAAGGGACCACAGCAGCCATTTGGTTAGGAAATTTTTTAATGATAATATCATAAAATTTGGGGACCACTGAATCAAAAATTAATTCATTTAAAATTCCATGCCACTTGCGAATATCTTGGATGTTGGGGTAATATGGCCCGGGGTTATGAATTTTATTTAAAACCGGTAAAATATCCACATAACTATTTATATAAATAATAGTAAAGGATTTAAATGTATTAAAATACCTTTTCCGATTCAATAAATTGGTTTATCTTTCAAAAGTTTTTCAATTTCATCAAAATGATAAGGATAATATTTATTTGTGTCAATTCCACAATCCATAGATCGAATTAAACTGGGGGTCTTTCCGTGGCAATGTCCGTATAGGTGAAAATCTCCCCGGGAACGTCCATTCCAAGAGAGTATCGGGTAATGAAATAATACCAAACCATGACTTAACTGGATCTTTTTATATATGCCATACCATACGACTTTAGGATGGGCCAACAATTTTTTCTTATCGTGATTCCCTTCGATAATGTGGACCTGGATATTAGGCAAGCGGTCCAAAAAATTCTTCAAAGGAAATTGAGTGTGGCACACATCTCCTAAATGGTATAAAGTGTCACCCGGCCTCAGAACTTCATTGAACCTTTGAATAATTCCCTCATTCATTGCCTCATGGGTCTGCCATGGCCTATTGCAATACTTCAGGATATTACAGTGCCCCAGGTGCGTATCGGCGGTAAAAAATATATTAGGCATTTATTTTCTTTTAAAGAAAACCAATAATGCTAATCCACCAACCATCAAGAAAGTAGGCTCCGGAGTAACTTGTAACAAATACGTTTGAGGTATACCATCTTCCAAAGGAAATTCAGAACCTTCTAATGGTACAAGTATTTGAAACGCTGACAGATTAATAGTATCATAATTTAATTCAGATTGCAATACAAAATTATTGGTTTCTAAAATATCCTCCGAAAAACTAGTTGAAGGAGTATTAAATATAATCCATATTGCCTGTTGTATTGCAATCGTTTGATTTGGTTGAATTGCAAATTGCGTATTTAACCAACTAGCTTCTTCTAATTGGATAAATTCTGAACCCGAAAAATTTGTAATTGGAACTTCAGTGGCTTCCCAAACTTCTCCGTTATATACATCATCAAAAAATGAAATACATGGTCCAGAAATAGGAATATTATTTACGGTTAGATTATAAGGTCCCACATAATCGGTCCCATTTGTAATATTTCCCCCATTAATAAAATTTACATTAAAAAATACTGGTGTCGCAAGCAATAAAATTGAATTAACAAAAAATAAACTTAAAAATTTCTTCATATTTTTTCCTTTTGAAACAAAGTTTCTCTTACTAAATCCTCAGTCAATAAAGGGATACCCAAATCATGCTTGAAAATTTTCCCTAATAATTCCGCTTCACTAGGATGTACTGCCTCCAATAAAGCTACCAATAATTCTGTTTTCTTCTTTAATGGAATCTTTTTAGAATCCATAAAAATATAAAGTCTCCTCATTTCTGTAAAGAGGGAAGAAAAATTGTGTCCCACTGGAGCGGGATCCGGTTTGTACGCAGGAAGTTCCTTGAAGGAAAAATTGTCAGTTGCTCCCTCAGGACGGAAGACATAAGTAAACATTAGGCGAATCGCTGGACTATTATATTTCAATAGAACGGTTTTAATTTGTTCTTCTGTGGTGCACTTAGAAATTTCATCAAGAATTTCTGGTATAATTTTAATATTCATAAGATTTTGTATGCTCTTCATTTATTATCCGTTTAAAAATAAATCGGTCAAAATAATGCCTGTAATTGCTGGTCGAAATTAATTCCCAACCTTGGTCAATAAATCTTCTAAAGCATCTTCAATTTCTAAAGATGATCCACCTAATTCTACAATTTTATAATTTCTTTTCATGGTATTATAAGTTTTGGTACGTTATATTTATGGTCTGGTATATTAACTAAAACATAAAATTCATTTGTTCCCGGAGCACAATGAACTAATCCTGGTCTGTCTCCTTCACCTATCATTCTTCCAATTTCATTTTGAATATTATTCCAATCTAAACAATTGGTAATATACTCACCATCCGAATAATATTTTCCTGTTTCTTCAAAATACGTCAATTCTACTCTCATAAATGATAAAACCTTCCTCCGCAAACTCTCACACAATGTCCCATGAATAAGTTAAATGTTGATAATATTCTTTAAAACAAATATCACATATAGTATAACCAGAAGCCCTATCAACTTCAATATAATCAGGAAGTATAGGGCAATCATTTCTACAAAATTCAACAATACACATATCAAAACTCCTGTATCCGGTCCATCATTTGCATCAATTTATATTTTACAAAATAATCAAAAAGATGTTTTCTGCTTTCTGTAAAGGGAGACTCCCATTCAGTCAAAATGGACTCTTGAATCTCCTGTGGAATCTTATCAAACGAAATGAGCCTCTCATTCCTTCGATAACCTCTTAACATTTTGATATCACAAAAATTTTCTGGCTTGGATTCTTTTACCCAACGGGATAATTTATCTTTTCTAATAGGCGTCTGACGTATGTTTTGCACAAAACAATCATCAGGAGAAAGAAAGTTAGGAACTCCATCACCAGAATCCCCTATCATAATATGTTCCCTAAGGAATTCAATAGGGTTATTACACTTTATGAACTTTTTTTGCACAGGAGCATATTGTTCAATATTTGGATACTTTTGTAAATTTTGGAAATCTTTATCACATGAAAGTATCAACACCTTTTCCGCTGTATGCTCTCGTTTTGCAACGACCGCAATGATATCGTCAGCCTCACAACCATCGATATTAAGGACCTTATAAGGAAGATACTCCTTTATTTCCTCTCGGATTTTATTCAATGAATCGAAAATAATTTTCCAATCAAGTCCACTGGAATCTCTAGTCTTTTTTCGATTCGCCTTATAAAAAGGAAAAATTTCCTTGCGCCAATAGTGACCGGAATCACAGCAAATAACCATTTGTCCGTATTTTTCTTTAAATTTAGTGTGGTAATATCGTAAGGAATTCAATACCATATGACGAAGTAAATCTTCCTCAATTTTAGTTTTATTACCTGGTATACCAGGTGAACTGTTTCCTAAATCTGGTAAATTTATATCAACAGGTTTATCATGGAAACTCCTAATATTAACAAAAATATTAGAGATCATGATTTGTGAAAAATCTAATAATAACATAATTTATTATATCACAATATCAAGGGAACGTCAAGAAGTATAAATAAAGCAATTCCGTGCAATTTTAGTTCACTTGATACAAAGTATCGTCTGAGTGAAAAGAATCGCGTGGTGAGTCTGGAAACGTTGAATCCGAGCATTCTACAATCTATGCATCATACACTTTTACATATATGAGATTTACCACCATACTTATAAATGATGGTTTTGGAATTTAAATCATCATCATTTACCACGTTAGCCGGAAGATATTCGTACATGGGATATAGGTCATTTTCATTTTCCCTGATAAGTTCCAAAACCTTAGACCTCTTTTCTGAATCTACTGGATACACAATTATCCGGGCATATATGTGGTCTGCGGCTGCATTAGATATCAAAATGGCAATATCTTCTGCCATTTCATATGGAAATGGTTCAATGACTTCTCCCTGTTGCCTAACCATTTTTTCATATGCAATAGTATTGGCTTCTGATGCGAGGGAAATATTACCTTCCGGATCAACCACTGTAGTTGCTACACCCTTTGGTGTAACTATGATTAGATCCTTTGGATCAAATGGTAATTTACTAAATAATTTACGATATAACCGGCGCAGGAATTTCATTAGCATTTTCTTTCTTTTTATTATTAAAATTATATAGTAACCAAAATTCTTTGGCATTCACTTTAATAAAATCTACATCTTCATTTTCAGGATCAATTTTCATATAAACAATGGGTTTTTGATTACACGGAATCATCCGAGCTTTCAAAACTCCCATTGCTTTTCCTTCGGGGGTTAAATCAATATCTTTTTTAACTTGTGGTTCCATTTAATCATCCTCTTCCACATACAATTGTAATAAGGCATACAAAATATCATCTGGATCCATTTCACAACTTTTTCGACAATTTTGACATTCATATTCCCAATAATTATCAATTTTATCTGGCGGGTAAAGACCAGATGGATAAAATCCAGAACCACATTTATAAGGACAAAAATCTTTCTTAATTTCTTCTTCTTTATTCATAATGATCCTCACTAAAATAATCACCTAAATCCAATAATGCTCTATCAATTGTTCCTTCTGCCCACTTCCTATAAGTTATATCGGTAGCTACCCGATGAATAGATTGATAATGTTTAATTAAATATTGTATCCAAATTTCTCTCATTTAATTACCCTCAAAAGCAATACGGTATTACCAATATGTCCCTTCATCGGATACTTAGTGGCTCTAATTTCTTCCAATAGGTGACGCAATACAACTTTACCAGCATTAATAACATTAGGAATCATTTCTTGCGGCTTTCTAACCTTTTTCAAATAACTGGTTTTTTCATCATAATTATCAATTGATTTCCGATTTACAGTTAAACCAGTATCATCAAGAGCAACGAAAACTCCAAGTTTCCTTGTTTTCGTATTGAATATCCACAACTGTTGCGCCCCTAAAATATCCGAAGGATCAATTGAACTAATTTTCAATTCACTATCGGACTTTTGATAATCAAATAATTTCAATATTTGCGCGGCGGTCTTTTGTTTCTTCTTTCTTGGTTTACGGTCTTTCTTAACGGTCTTCAATAATTCTTCGGAAGGAGTCCCAGTCAACCAAATATATACCTTTTTGATAGTAGGTTTAGAGTAAACTTGATACATTTCCTTGATTTCAGGATCATTTTCATCAAGGACTTGTTTCATGTCAATAATCAATTTACTAAAGTGTTCGTGGATCTTTAGTCGTTGGGTATTGGTAGCACCCACTTTAAGTACACTATCAGCCATACTCTCAGTGGGAAACTTCTTTTTACCAACAAATCCACAATCATCTAACATACCATCCACTAAAGCAATACATTCAGATATTTTGGAATCTCTTACAATCCGCTTTACAGCAAATAAATCATCTGTGGTCACTTCAATTTTTGACCACTGGTGAATAAGTTCTTCTAAACGGATTACGTGCTTTTCTTCAATTGGGTATCCCCGGAGTATTAATCTGGCAATAATTCCATAAGAATGCGGTTCACCTGGTTTAAATATATCAGGTGAAATCTTTTTAATATTTTTCAACAATTTTGGGAAATTCTTTTCGGTGTAATCTTCAATGAAAGTTTTTAGATTTTTTTCCTCCGACATTAGGGAATACCAATTTATTGCTTCACCTAGAGCAATGTTATATTCTAACCTTGCTTCAGATCCAGTAAGTAAAGGATTGAGTGGTTTAAAAACTGGTTCCATGCCATAATCAACCACTGAAGAATTTTTAAGTGCCTTCTTGGAAATAACATCTGTATTTCCAATTGTCGCTATGCGTTTCTTTTTTGGCCTACCACGTTTTCCTGCCATATGTTTTCTCTTTTGAAATTAATTTACTATCTAAGTATACAATTTTTTAAAGGGATTGTCAAGTAGTTAATGTATATCACATAAATATATGTGTTGTTTATATTATTTTGAATGGAGAAACAAATTGCCTTTATATTCTTACAGATGTTCTGAATGCGAAGTTATTATTGAAGCCCGACTTCCTATGACCGAATACCTCCTACCAGAAACATTACCATGTCAATCGTGCGGCACAGAAAAAACAGTTAAAATCTTTCTTTCATCCCCACCCGCAATCGGAGACCCAATTCGTTTAGGAATCACTCATCCACCAGAGGCATTTACCGAGGGTATTTTAGGAAGAATGAAACGCAATATTCCTGATAGAGCCACATTCACCCCCGATGGAAAAATTAAAAGTAATAAAATAAATTTCAATAAAGCACAATATCAACCACGGTAATTATAAACAGAAAGAAACAGATTGAAGCAGTTTCTAAAACCTATCAAATTACCTATCCATCTGGTGAAACAAAAATCATTAAAAATCTAAAACAATTTTGCAAAGATAATAATTTAGGGCATAGTTGTATGTATTCTTTAGCACAAAGGAAAAGACCTCATCATAAAGGATTTAAATGTATTAAAATATCCTAATTTTCCAATTCAATTTCAATTAAATTATTTACAACAAAAGATCTCCATCCAAGAGAACCGGTATCATAATATCGGATTAAATCCTCAGAATATAATTTTGGTTGTTGGCCTTCTGCCGGCATTTTAGGGCGTGCCTCCACAGGGATTAAATCAAAATTTAAAGTTCCTTGAGCCTGTCTAATAAATCCGTCCACTTTCACATAAACCAAATTACAAATACCTTGTTGTAATCTGGTTTTTATTTCTTTTTTTATAAGTTTCATAATCATATTATCTCACAAGTTATTAGGAATGTCAAATGAAATATTGGAAAGTATAAATAGTAATGGGACCTTATAAGGATTGATGCTTACAAGATCCCTAAACATCGCATTACAGGAGGTAACGCAAATGTCTACAAATACTTATAATACAGGAATCTATGTGATTCTCAATAAAATATCCAAACATTTTTATCCGGGATCCTCCATTGATTTAAATAAACGTTGGCGCATACATAAAATTGCTTTAAATCATAATAAACACCACTGTATCCATCTACAAAGATCATGGAACAAATATGGTCCCAATGCCTTTACATTCCTCCATATTGAATATACCACCTTGGATGCACTAACACCGGTATGGTCCGAAAAACACCAATGTAAAGTAATATTACCTGAACAATTTTGGTTAGACAAATATTGGGGCACTGGATTACTTTATAATAGTTGTCCGATTGCTGGGTCTACAAAAGGACGAAAAAAATCTAAAGAACAAAAAAATAAAGAAATATTATATTGGACAACAGAAAATAGAAAAAAACAATCCCAAAAAGTTAGTGGAGAAAATAATGGTATGTTTAGAAAACATCACACACCAGAAGCTTTAGAAAAGTGTGTAAAACGTGGGAAAGAACATCCGATGTATAAAAAACATCATACTGAAGAAGCTAAAGAAAAAAATCGTCAATCACATTTAGGTAAAAAAGCAACACCCGAAGCTATAGAAAAAATGCTAAAGAAAAAAGAAAAATATCTTTATATTTTAATGGATCCATTAGGTAAAAAATATAAAACAAAAAACCTAAAAAAATTTGGAAGAGATTATAATTTATCTTTTCCTTTAATAATTAATAAACCTATAACAAGAGGGCCAAATAAAGGATGGCAATTAATATCTAAAATTCTGCTCCCGATCCAACATTAAATAAAGGAAGACCCAAAGATCTCCACATTCTACAAACACGATTCCGATCATCCACTATAACGAACACGTTAAATTTTCCTCTAATGTGTTCGTCAAAAAATTCCTTTTTGACAATTTCATCCGATCGACCGTCTCCAGTGGTCCTCATTACCAATTGGTAATAACCATCATTTAAACCAAATCCGCATTTATTTAATAAAAATCGTTCAGTAGGTTCTCGATATTTATCTTCTCTTCCTGAGAAGAAATAAATTTGAGAAATTTTGGGGAATGAAGCATTATTAAGAGCATAAGAAATAGCATAAGTCTTCAATAGATTCAAAACCGTTGGATTTGGTTCATCTATAACATCACAATGCGAAGCATCATACGGACTCCTACGGTTCCCAAATAAAGCAAGGGTACCATCAAGATCACAAATTATAGTCCAAGGGAGTTTAGGGTCCACTGGATATAGATCAACCTCCGGAATCAAACCACCTTCGTGTGCCATTTTCAATATCACCTCAGGACCAACAAATCGTTCACCACGCAATTCTCTTGCTTTATCACGATCAATACAAACCTGAATAGGAACATCACGGAAATCCTTTAATATAATCTCGATTTCAGGGAAATTCTGTTTCAACCAAGTATTCATTGATTGGAAAGTTTTTTCATTTAGATAGGTATTGGATAAAATAACATCATTACCATCTTTTAAAGCTCGTTCAATCCTTTCTGTACGAACCTTTTTAACTTTCTTTTCAAACTCTGGAGTCCATGGAGACCCATCAGAAATTTCTTCCCTGATATCGTCATTATTAATATCTTGAATTTTATATGTACCTAGGCCACAATTTTCAATAAATTGCTTGGCCCAAGTTGTTTTTCCGCTTGCTGGTAACCCTCTACATATCCAAACTATTCTTTGTTTCATGATTATATTTTATTCAACCGCAACCATTTCTGCCTATGTTCCGCAGCAAGTTTTAAACAATGTTCGGAACTTATTCCACTACGAACTCGCGCCGCCGGCTCACCACAATAACATGATGCTCTAAATTCAGCTTGTACTATTTCTCCTCGAAATGGTTGAATATATTCCTTAGAAGAACGTGGATATTCTACAATCACACCAGATTGAAGCATAATACCGCAATTCCATACCTCCACATTTTCAGCCAAAACTTCACTATCAAGTTTCCACTCTTCTATATTAAAATCCTCACTAGAATTATCACAAGAAACTTTTCCATCAATCCATTTTTGTGCTAATTTTTTAGAACTAAAAATACAATTAATTCCATAATCAGAATACTCTCCACTAGTCACAATATATATTTTCTTCATAATTAAAGTATAATATAAGATAAAGGGAATGTCAATTAAAGAATAACAGATTTTTCTGGTACAATATCATGAACTTGTTTATTAACCGTTTCCTCAAGCGTTTGACGGACCGCTTCCACCACATAAAGAGTGAAAGCCACCTCTTCTTTATAAAGAGGATTTGTCTTTAATACATTTTCTGCGGTTTCCTTCACCAGTTTCAGAACATCAACTCCACCTTTATCGTATGCGCGGTTAACCTCAAGGATTAATTCGCGTGCTAATTGTTTATTTTCCATATTACTTTACTTCCTTTTCCACCGGAACAGGAACTTCACTGATTTTCTCAATTACTGAAGGTGGAAAATAAACCAATATTTTACTTTTTCCATCCTCTGAATTTTCCGTATTATAAACTCCTAAACTTAGGATAGTTTTACATGCGGAGTCAAAATTTTTAGCTTTTCCCTCAACTTCAATTCCTTTTTTCCCTTGTCCTTTTACATAAACTAATGCTCTCATATTTTAAATCTCCTTTTATATTCTTCTCTTACTTCTTTTAATTTCTTCCACCACAAATGTGGTTCACTTATAAATTCACTGGCAATTCCTTGCTCATTTGCAATAAGGATGACAATCTTTTCAGCTTTAATTCCAGTCCTCTCATAAAATGCCCAGGCATAAAATGCCCCTTGGATAAAGTAATCTTCTATCCATTCCTCACGCTTACTACGTCCACTCCCCTTGAAGTCAATGACAGAAAGTGTTCCTCCATAATCCGCAATACAATCGGTTCGGCCACCTATTCGGAAAATATCTGAATATAAGGTAGATTCTTGGCAAGATATATTATTGATCTTTTTCAAATACGGCAAAAGGTCTTCTAATAAAGCACGAACCAATAAAGGATGTCCAGCCAGTGATTTGTTATCCAAGTAATGTTCCAATGCCAAATGAAGGGCTGTGCCTCTTGTTTTCCCCCAATTAGATGCACGGTCGGCTTCCTTATCCCCGACCCGTTTTCTCCATTCCCTAAGAATTTCCTCTTTAAGTGGAGCCAAAATTGTCGTTATACTTGGGAAAATATCACCCTTAGGAGTTTTATATAACCGGGGACCCTTGCCATCAATGGACACTTGGGTAGCGACTTCTGAAATTACTACGGGTGTATGAATAAACATTATTTCGGACTTTCCGTGGGGTCCCATTGGAATGGTTGATGTTCATTAAAATCAAAAATTGATTCTTTACCAGTGCCACCTAATTTATTAAATGTTGCATCCAATCGGTCACATTCTTGTTTCCTAATCAAGCGGGAATTTAATTTTACAATCGCAGCATCAAGTGCCTCCTCAAAAGGTATTTCCATTTGATTAGATAAAGCGATAATAGGAACTAAAACATCTCCTAATTCCTCAATCATATGTTTCCTTGATGTAGATTTCTCTGGAGAAAATGGTCTCCCAAAAAATGAGCGGACCACTTGACGCAATTCACCAGCCTCTTCAATAAGCGTGGCAAGTAAATGGTCAAACTCTACAATATTAAATAATGCGGAACTTGGCCACATTTTCAATCTAATATTATTAACAGCTTTAATTTGGTCTTGCAATATCATATCTTATCCACAATCTCCAATAACTTATCCGTAGGCATTCCAAGTACCCCTTGGCGAATACTCTTTATTTTTTCTTTTCGTAAAGAAAATAAAACTCCTGATAATTGATTTTCTACAGCTTTTAGTGCAAAATCTTTCTGAATTTCTATATCTTTAATTGTATCATAAAATAATTCGGCTGTCAATACAAGTTTATCAACTTTCTCTTTCATTTCCAAATACATTGCTTTTTCAGCAGGCCATTCATCCAAAATCTTATAGGAAAGCATTTCATCCGATTCACCCGCTTGAATAATTTCCATCAATCGCTTACGTGGATTTCCATCTCGGATGTGGTGGATTGCTATATAGGCAGGACTCTTAATTTTAATACGATAAAAATTCTTATCAACAACTACATAACCTTCCATTTTAAGTGGATTTAATTTGGAGGCCGCTTGAATTACTTCTTCTAAATTGGTTAAGGGAAATTCTTTCACGACGTATCTTACATCGGTACGTTCCTGAATCAGATTCAATTCCTGTTCTGTGAAATTATTTCTTATACCAATTAAAGTAATTCTTGAACCATCATTTGCATAACCAGTTACATCTACCAATTCATTTATTGATTCAAGCATTTCTGTTTTAGTATAATCACAAACTATCCTATTATAAGGGGAAGTCAATTCCCATAAATAGGTATAATTGATATTGAATTTTCCAGTAATACTTAAACCTTGCATGCAATGTTCGCAAGAATTCCAAAATAAACGAGAAAATATTAGTGGAACAGAAACCCCATCTTCTATCCAAGGGAAATCACCAACAGGACCAGAAGCATCTGGACTCCCACGGGTCGCTATTTGCCATTCACCATCATAAAAATACATAATTATAAGGGTCCCGTCCACCTTTTCTTGGACTCTTGCGGAATTCCAGTCTATAGAGTCTGCTTGGAATTCTCCGTAATTGAAGAACCGATTGAATGGATATGCAATTATTTTCCAATTATCTTTAGAATTTAAAATGAGTCCACGGCACTGGTTCACAAGAGGATCCCCCTTTGGGCTATCAATCATATTATACACAAATTGATATAACTCTGGATAATCTGGGTGCCGTTTTACTGAGAGAAAATAAGGGTCCTTAGTTAATATTTCAGGATCAATTCCTGTTCTTAATAATTCTTGTATGTAGAGCATAATTGTTTCCAATCATTTTCAAAAAATTCCATTTGATATAAGTATAAAGTTTTAATTAATTCTTCCCATTTATAATTATACCAAAATTTGGATATCCCATTCCTTTTATTACATTGTGAAGTATAAAATGGTGTCATAATTTATTCCTCACTTCCTCTCCCAATAAATTCCGTAATTTTTACCGAAGTAAACTGGGTTTCCTTAATCCCCGTAACTATATTGGGTTCATTTTTCTTAGGAGTCCCAGAAAATTCAAAGCAGTCCCATAATTGGATATTGAGGGTCTCCACAGAACTAATTGTATCTGATGGTGGATGTTTAGAAAAAAATAATCCAATATTTCCTATTTGATCGGAAATCCGGTAGACATAAAGTGTTACGTTTTCTCCAGTTTTTTCGTCTATTTTCTTAAAATTGGAAACATCTATAAGTTTAACTACAAACGAATCCCGAACACCAATTTCTCCCATATAATTAGAAGAACTATATTTTTCCGCCAATTTCATTAGTTTATTTGTTCTGGTGTAATGAGTTTCATACATCCAAGGAAGTGCTACAATAAAACCCAACATACGTTCTGATACCATTCCAGTCCCCATGAGGTCATGTACTGTAGAAAGGAATGAATCATTAGGATCCCTTGGTTGAGTAGAAAAATAATCTTTAATTTCCAATCTCTTTTGAATATATTTTTCTATTAAAATATTTTTTTCTTTAATTGGCAATTCTAAGAAAATTGGAAGATATTGAAGTACGAATTTGGATGTTGGAATCTCATTTGTAGTAGAAGCTGTTTTTTGTGATATATATTCCTTTCGTTCTTCTATTATCTTCAATGTAACAGTAAGTACATCAGGAATATTATAAACACTTGTTGTCTTTCTAAGTTTCTTCACATTTTAAATTATAACAAAATAAACAAGGAATGTCAAGCGGTGAACACAAAGGATTTAAATGTATTAAACTTTCTCCACAATAATATTACCATCATCATCTACTATGGCAATGTGATTTAAATTTGTGTCAATACAAAAATTAATAGAATCCGGAGATACTATTTTTCTAACTTCATAATTTTGGGTGTGACCGAATATTTGATTTATATTTGGAATATATTCAAAGTCACGGGCGTCAGCCCATGTGAGGCCTCCAACCGGATGCCGGCCTCCTCGGCGCCTCCCGGCCGCCAATAATTCGGTTATTACACCTTCATAATTCAGGCGGTCCATTGTAATTTCACATAATTCGGTTAAATATTCTTTAGTCATTCCTTTTACTGGATTAACAAAATATGAATTCAGCCCAGCATGAGTAAAAAGCCAAGTCTTGCCATTTATTTCAAGCCAATGGAATAATTTTACTTTATCCCACTTCAATTTCAACCACTTATCAATATACTCTTGCTTCCATTCAAAATGGCCACTACACTGTAATCCCTTACAATGAGGGAATCCATATGGGAGGTCGTGGTTCCCCCACAACACAACATTATTCGGATCATCTATTAAAGAAGCATGGACCCTAGCGGTCTCTTCAATCTGACCGGCATCGGAAAATTCAAACGAATCGTGGAAGTCCCCAAGGAAAATCCTATTTTTAATGTAATCGTACTTCTTTAGGATTTTCTCCAAATCATACGTTTTATCGTGGACATCCGGAACTATCAAATACATTTATTTTTCTTTCTCTGGGAAAAATTTACCCAGGATATTGGAATTATAAAATTTTTTTGTGCCATCAGGAAACTTGGCATAAAGTACATCTAATTTAAATTGTAATTCAACCTCAGCATAAGTCAAATCCTTTTTGCTATTATAAAATTTTAATATTTCTCTTGTAAAATTCTCTTCACCTAAAGTGGCAATTTCTTCCAATAAATTGTCATTTGAACCATAATAATTACGCCAATTACTTTCCTTGATAGTATGTTTCCGATTCTTTCTACCAGGAACCTTTTTGGTTGTATGAGAATATAATTGTTTTTTACCTATATATTGCCTTTGAGTTTCTTTATTTGTGATGCAATACGTAAAACCTACTGCATTTTCTGGTAAAGTGGTGACAGTGTTCCCTTTATAAATCCATTCCATACCACATATTTAGTGGTTTTATTCTTCAGAATGAATCACAATACTTTCATAAGTATCTTCAAAAATATCTGGCCTACAGGGATGTAATTCTCCCTTTATACCTTTAATTATCCAATCAGGTTTATTAGCCAACATAACTCCTTCAAGAGTTTTAATTGATATAGTGTCGTACCCGAATACTAAATTTCCCTTTTCATAAGCATCACGAATCCATTCAGGAAGACCTTTCCATTTGTGTTCGGCACAATATAAGGCTTCTGTAACTCGGAATGCTTCTACCACTACAGGTTTTTTACGAAATTTCATATTATTTCTCTATCATCCATTTCCCAGAATTTAAAAGTTTCTCTAAACTCTTCAATTTAGTTTTACTCTTTTGAACAAACACCTTAAATTCTCCTCTTTTTTCCTTAGGAGCCTTTTTAATAGATCGTTCAAATTCCGCTAATTCTTTCCGAGTATCAGAAATTAATTTATTAATTTCCTCTTTAGATAATTTTTTCTTCATAATAAAATGATATCACTTTATAAAAGGAAAGTCAACTACAATTCACAAGAGGTTCCTGACATACATGCCAATTCTTTAGCACTGGTAGTTCTATCATCATTTTCATATTCGGATATTTTAGACCAATCAACATTAGTAGGCATCAATTTTTGAAATTCATTATATTCTTCTTCCGTTATTTCTCTATATGGTACCTGTTTATATGTCCCACCATCATACGGCAAAAATGTTACTCCGCCAATAATATCAAAATTTTTATAAACCCAGGAAGCAACATCTATCCATTCCGAATCTTTTACATATACAGTAATACTAATATTATGTTCTGCCCAATTATGTTTAAATCTTTTCATTAATTCCAATTGCTGAATTGCGCCATAATCATCACGAAAAATAGAATTCAATGGGGACTTTATAGGAAAAGAAAAGATTGTAGTATTTTGAGGTTTTAAAACACAGGGTTCATTTGGAATTTTCTGGTCAATCATCAATTGAGTTAAGGGATCTTTATTATCCATTCTAACCGTTCTTATGTAAAATGGAGAATATCTAGGATGTATACCAGATCCTGAATTTACCAATTGTGAGGTATTTCCGCTAGGTTTTACTGTAGTAATAGCAACCGATTGATTTATCTTAAAAATTTGACTCCAATATTTATTTACTTCAATTGATTCCAATTTTAATTTTTTTAATAATTCTGGACCATTTACAGGATCAATTAATAAAGTATTATCAAGGATACCAGTTAGTGAGACTCCCAATAATCTTTCCTCGTCAGCATTCTTTTTCCAAATTTTACGTAAATATTTAAATGAAGTTAAACAAGATTGCATTGTGCCGATAAATGTGGCCACTTGAATTTTATTTTTTAATGATTCAAATGTATCCTCTGGTCTTACAACCACTTCGGATAAATTACAGAAGGAATTAGGTCTCAACAGGATTTCGCCGCATTGCAAATTATTTATACAAATATATTTGTCTTTTCCATTTTTTTGTTTTTCTAAAAATCCGCCAATAAAAAAATTATGAAATTCATCTACAGTACCACTATATACATCCTCAAAACCATCAAGTTCAATAGATATAATTTTATGGTTATAAAATTCTGCCTCTTTTTCTAAATCTTTCCAAAACCTAAATGGAGAGGTTTTTCTGGAAATTTCAAAAGATACATTTTCTTTTTTACAAGATTCTATCCATTCTTTTTTATCTGGTTCTCTTTTTAATTTAAATTTTAAATTTGAATATATTTCAATTTGTTTTTTCCGGAGTTTTGATTTCTTTTTACTCCATCCTTTCTTTAAAGCTTTTATTGTTTTCTCCCTATAAATAGGATTTTCCCAATTTTTTTGTGCCACACAAGAAAAATGCCTCATAGTTTCCGGTCTGGTTGTAATAAATTCTTGTTTACAACTTTCACAAACTTTATTAAAAAATATTTCTGAATTTTCAATAAAACAATCATATCCTTGTTCTAAATATTTTTTATAACTTTTTTGTAACCTAGGATCCAAATCAATCATCATCTTATCAAACCCACAAACATTTGCAGCCCACAAAGACAATCCTCTTATATCACCGATATTATTTTTACGCCAATCAGAAAAATTTAATGGTAAATTGTGTTCTTCAGCATAATTATGCCAATCATTAGTAGAAAATCTATAACCAATCTTTTTTGTTAATATTAAAGCGTGTTCTTGTAATTGTTCGTTTGTAAATCCGCCAAAATTTTGATTTTTTTCTCCTGTATTATTTAAAGATTGTTTTTCTCTATATTTGTCCCACTTTTCTTTATCCCATTCTACTTTAGCTCTTCTCATGGGATTTTTATCACCCAACATATTCCTTGAATGTAAGTAATCGTGGTCTTTTTTTGTCATTATTTGGAGATTTTCAAAATTATTATTTTGACCATTAAAATCTTTATGATGTACCACAGAACCTTTTGGTATAATGGCATTATAAAAAAATGGTGCAATAATTCTATGTTCCATTTTATTATTAGAAAACCCATTATTTATCCAAAAATAATCTTGAGGATTAGAATTTGTTTTGGGAAAAATATCTTTCATGGAACATTCAAAACGAGTACAAATATTTAAACTATCTCCGGGGTTCAAATCTTTCACTTGAATATATTGTTTTTCTTTATTTAAAAATTTATGATTTCCAGTAGCTCTTATGATATGATTATTTTCTAATGTTATTTTATAAATTGGTTGCTTATATCCCGTTATTCTAGGATTTCTCATATATCGAATATCAATTTTATTTTTTTCATCATAACAAAATACTGGAACATCTAATCCAGTTTCGGCCAATTCTTTAATGGATACAAATCCTCTACCATCAGCTACATAAATTAAATTTTCACCAGTTAAACAGGGATTTACGCCAGCCACCTTAGACCAATCTCTACGTTCATTTCCAGATTTGGATAAATTCCATAAACTTAATATACCACGTTCTCCAGATTTGCTACGATATAAAGAAATCCACTCTTCTAGAAAGGTACTAAGTTCTGGTTTCGTATAATAAACCGCAGAATTATTAGCATATGATCTCTGAGAATTCGTTTCCCACCAATTACCAGATTTAGCGTGAGATATTTCATTATCAAAAATATCAGATAAACCAATTAAAGCGGCCCTTCTGGTTCCTCCAGATTCCGCAATTAATCCAATTTTGCAACAAATGTCATGGCATTCAATACTTTCTAATTTTCTTCCGGCGGCATTTTTAAAAAGTTTAACCACAAATTCAAACAAATCTACTAAAGGACCCGGTCCACTAGCCCTACCACCAAAAGTTTTTAAAATTGATCCATAAGGTCTTACTTTAGAAATATCCCAATTAGGAATTTTACCAGCATATAATAGAGATATTAATTCTCGCAAAGCAGAAGCCCAACCAATCTTAGAATCCGGAACATCTATAATTGTATTTGTTGGGTAAAATTCAGCAGGGATATCTGGTAATTTGGATATATATTTCTTTTCAACAGAAAAACCCACACCACAACCACAACAAGACAAATACAAAATTTCATCAAAAGAATGTGGATGATCTATGGTTATAAAAGAACAATTATAAGATGCAGCAGCATGGCTTTTGAGTGCCGGCCCAGCAGTTTTTAATGCTCTCATTGATGGAACAACTTCTAAATTTAAAATACTATTTTTAGTTTTTTCTAATTCTTTAAGAAAATCCTTTTTATCTTTAGATTCAAGATTATGATTTTCTACCATATAATCAGAGAAAAAATCAATATATCTTTGAACGGTTTCCTCCCAAGTTTCGCGTCTATTTAAATCATTACGCCATCTACTGTACTTGGAAAGGTGTATAAAATTCTGATAATCTGTTGGAAGCATTTAACCTAATCTTTCTTTATAATTTGGAATAAATTCTTTCACATTCTCATTTTCAAATTCATGTCTATATTGTGCCCACCCGCGGTGTAATTTAACTTCCATTGTAACCAGCCGAACACCTTCTGGACTTATAGAATCACAAATTATTTTCGCTGTAGGTTGACTCAATTTCTTCTCCACTCATTAATCGCTATTCTTGCTTGTAATCCTGTAAATGTATTATTATCTATGATATTCATAATTTCCTTAGAAGTCTTTCCAGATAAAATCATATCATTCAAATCCTTTTCATATATATTATCCGGCCACACACATAATTTTTTACCACTATCTGCTATTCGTTTCATATTTTCTATCAGCGTTTTATTCCGTGGTTCATTATCATATAGGAAAACCAAATTATCAAAAAGGGATAAATCCGAAGAACCCAAATTGGATCCAGCGGCAGCAATAGAATTAGAAATGCAAAGACTGTCAAAAGGACCTTCCACCACGTATACTTTATTGGTGGGAACCACCCGATCCAATCCGTATATTTTTGGAGACTCTTTATCCACTTTGATGGTGATATATCGGAGTCCTTTGTTACTGAAGGATCGTCCTTGTATTGCAGTAATTCGTTTTTCTTTATTTCGGAAGGGAATAATAATGCGGGGTTCTTTAATCGTAATTCCATATTCATTATCTGGTTCAATCTTATCAACTAACGATTTAAAATCATTAATAAAATATATATCATTCCAATATTCTACTGGAATCTGCCTTTGTGCAATATACGTTCTAGCATAATGCAAATCGGATAAGTCAGCAATACTAACACAAGTATCCAAAATATAATTATTTGATCCAGTAGAAATATGATCTTGGAAATTAGGTTTGAAATTAAATTTACCATATTCATCTTTCTTATCAGGAGTTTTCTCTTTATACCTTTCAAAAATATATTGTTCATATAAATCAAAATTTATTTCTTTAAGGAAATCACCTAAGGAACAACTACGACCACAATTATGACAATAATAATGTAAATTATCACCTTTTGTAATAAAGTATCCCCTTGCTTTAATTTTACTTTTTGCTGAATCCAGGCAAAATGGGCACCGCAGGTTGTAAGTCTTTGTATTTTTTCTTTTAAATTTATCTAACTGAGGACCCACTTGAGAAATATATTTATGATCTATGAATAACATAATTAACCGGTGAGTAGATTTCTATCAATCATGAATCCCAGTATATTTAATCCATAACATGTATGGCCGCCGGGTAATAGAAATCTACTCTTATGAATTAATTATAACACAAATATATGAAATTGTCAAATTTTATTTTTGAGGAATTTGTTGTTCCGGAACTTGTAATTGAACTGTTGTTTGCTGTGGATTAATAGCCTTATGGAATACATTTGAAAATAATTCTTGCATAAAGAACCCAGCGACTATAGCTCCACCAACTATTAAATATCGCCAAAATTCCAATTTTTGTATTTTTTGATTAGCTGTATTTTTAAAGTCAGTAATTTCCGCAGTTATTTCTTTAAATGCTTTATTATTATTTTCAACATGTAAATCTATTTTTTCTTCCAATTTTATTATTTCTGCGCTAGTTTCATTTTTTAATTCTACGAAGGTTTCTTTATAAAATCCCAATTGATTATCATGGATAGTTACCAATGATTTTATCGAATCCAAAACCTCAGTTAATTTATCTACAGTAGTATCTATTTTAATAAAATATTTTTCAAATACGGTAATATCTCTTTTAATAGTACTAATTTCGGCAATTAAATTGTAAAGTTGATTGTTTGTCAAGGATGCACCAGTATCACCTTTCGGACCGGTGTCACCGGTAATACCTCTGTCTCCAACATGACCGGTGTCACCGGTAATACCTCTGTCTCCAACATGACCGGTGTCACCGGTAATACCTCTGTCTCCAACATGACCGGTTTCACCTTTCTGTCCGGTTTCTCCTGGTTCACCTTTGTGCCCAGTTTTACCTCTTAAATTTTCCATATCTGACCAACTTCTATTTTTTAGAATAACATGATTTACATACCATATTGCCATTCAATAAAACTTTTGGTTCCATGTGTTCTTCACAAATACCTAATGACTCAAAAACATTTTTTAATTTTGTAGCTAATTGTATATCATTATTATAGCCATTAAATTTTCTCTTTATGGGAGGTGTCCCCAACGGAATATCAATTCCAGTCAAACCCACACCTGTACTCAATCCAATATCCTCAACTAAATTTTTATAAGTCTTCATTAAAGAATTCCTCAAATAAATTATTAGCTTCACAAGAATCTGGATTTACATCTTCTCTGAATAATCCATATACAGCAAGATATTTTGCTAATTGGCTTTTTCCTCCAGGAAGTTTTTCTATAAAACGGCGAAGATTAAGACAAAATTTTATCATTGTGTTATATGCATTTTTCTCTTGGTATGTATTTAATTCCCAAGTTTTCTTTAATACTTTTCCATCACGATCAATGATGCCCAATTTATACGCATCCAATTTTATATATGGTTCCGTAAGATACTTTATCATCTTTATCATCAGTAGGTACTCTAGCATTAAAGTGACTCCAACTGTTTCATAATATTTTCATCAATTTTTATTTTCATTGTCTCAATATCTCTGCCGCATATACCATGAATTATTTTTGGTTGTAAATTTAAAAATACCAAAAATGTTTTCAAAATTGGATATAAAATAGGATCCATTTTGTAATATAACAATCTAATGGCCACATATCTTTCAAATACATTAAAAAATATAATCAAATGATTCAAAGATAATCGGAGTCGGCCTGGACTCATTTCTCCAATTTCCAAATATTTATTGAATAATCTTTTCAAATATTTTAATAATAATAAATCCTCTTTAAATTCTCCAATATTCTTACAGTGTATATTAGTATAACCAGATACAGCAAAATCAAAAAAATTATCTTCTGTTAAATTCGTTTTATCGAGCATTCACCAAATATTTATGCTTCAGATATGGATGGTGGTACTGGTGGATCAGGTACAGCAAAAATTTCAGTATTTAAATGATATAATGGTCCACTCTTTAAAAATTGAAATTTAATTCCTAATCCATGAGGGAAAAACTTTAACCACGCATTATCGTTAGGAGGCAAAGAACCACCCTCAACACTAACAACATCGTTATGAGCCACTAATATTTTCTCAAATGAACCCACGTTACCCAAAAAATAAACACTATCGAATGTCAATCCAAATGATAATTTCAATCGAGTTTTAATTCGTTCAATAATATAATATGGATTCAATGCTGGTGTATCTGTTAAGACCACCAGCATTGAATTAATTTCTTCTAATAATCTTTCACGTTCATTAGAATTTAACCCGCTATTAATATTACCAGGTGAAGGTATTGTTGGGTTCGTATTGTCTTCTTTTAAGAAGTGTTGAAATGTTTTATTAAAAGACATATTATTCCTTAATTGACATACACGGTTGTAACTGTTGGAGGAGTAAATGTTAATGGTGATGTTTCATTTCCAGCTTCATCTAACATTGTTCCTGAATTTAAATTAAGCGGAGAATGAACACTGAAATTACCAGCAGTACAAGAATCTCCAACAACAACGGGATATGTAAACGTTAATGTATTTGTACCAGATCCGGTTGCATAAACCGCTTGTTTATTTCCTGAAGTAATATTTAATTGAATTTCAGGAGATCCTGTAACTGTTACAGCTTTATTAAATGTTGCTGTTAATGTTACCACATTAGTTGTTACCAAATGTGTTCCATTGGCAGGTCCAGTCATTCCTGTAATCGTGGGTACAACACCATCTATAATAACGGCGCTCGTATTTGGAGAAGTAAAGAAAGCATTAATTGGAATACTATTTGCATCCACTAATGTTCCTCCATTTAATTGAACTTCCGGAACCAATGCCACTTGACCTGCAACACCAGATACAGCAGATGTTACCACATATGTCCAAAGTAATGTTGCTGTTCCTGTTCCACTTGCATAAGAAACACTAGCATCAACACCATTAATTACCAATTCAAGAAATGGAGTTCCACCACTTGTATTAACTGTAATCGGACGATCATAAATGGTTGTAATTGTAACTGTTGAACCCAAATCATATGTTGCAGCATTTAATGTTGGTGTAGTTAAAATACTACCAGAAACACCTGAAGTAACTGTTAAAAGTTGTAAATCAGGCACAACAGTTATACCACCAGATAAATTAGTAACTGCTTGAACAGCTACATTTGTTGCACCAGTTCCTGGCAATGATGCTGTTACTAAAGCGGCCGCGGCCGGAGTAGCATTTACAATATTTTTAACTAATGTTGCTGTTGAACTTGAAGTTATAGTTCCAGAACTAGTAGCTAATGTAACTGTAATAGCAGTTCCAGAAACCGAACAAGAAAGTCCGTTTGTTCCACCAGTATTTACATAAGCAACTGTAATCGCATTGCCTTCTACACCAGGATAATTTAATGCCGGATAAGAAGCTCCACTTGCAAGAGCGGTATATAATACTTGTCCGTTTGTTGTAGATCCAGTTGTTAAAGTGGCTGTTGTATTTGTTGGATTTGTTAATGTGGCAACATTACTATTTAAATAGCTCTTAATTGTTCCACCATTTAAATTAATATTTCCTGAAATTACAACACCATTTGCAGCACATACATCAGAAGGTACGCATCTATAAACAAACAATAAAGTAGCTGTTCCACCTGTTGTAGATGAAGTATTTTCTCCAATATCAAATCCAGCTTTTGGTGTGTAAAGTGCTTTACGCGCAACACTATTGATTGTAATGGGAAGATAAGGCTGCCCGGTTACTTTAATTTGGGAATTAAATTGCACTGCAAATGTCAAATAACTATATGTTGAATATGCTGTTGTTTTGCTAGCAATTGCTTGTCCACTTGTTGCAACAAATCCCCCATATAATGAAATTGAATTAATTGTTGGTGTTTGAACAACTCCAGGACCAACAACCGTTGTAACAACTACGGCTGTAGAACCACTTGTTCCACCTGTTAATGTTTCTGCAACTTGGAAAGGTCCACCAGATACATAATTTACTACTAATGTTTTTGTTGATGCCACATAACTAGCAACAACTCCTGTTGCGCTTGATGTTCCACCTGTTACCGTTTCGGCCACTGTGAAAGGTCCTGAAACAGTTTTTAATGTGAATGTTGCACCACCCTTGGTATCGAAAACTTCCAAAACTTCATTTGTTACGGGGTGTACATATCCGTTTTTCCCAATCACAGCGTTTGGGCAAAAGCGCGGCTTTTGAGTTCTAGTCCATAATGCCATATTATTTCTCCTTTAAATTTAACCATCTTTTCTTTTGTGCTTCACTCATTTTCTTTTTTGTTTCTTCTGAAGCCTTTTTACCTAAATGAGTCAATCTTTGTTTTTCTTTTGATTTTTCCGAATGATTCCTACCATAAAAAGGATTATTTTCACCATACAAATTTCTTTTTATATTTTTCTTTTTCAATGTTTCGGAACATTTCTTTTTAGATTCTTCCGCATGTCTAAATCCTTTATGAGATTTAGACATATTCTTTTTAGATATTTCGGAATGTTTTCTACCTAACCAATTATTCGGAATTCCTTTGTGGACTTCAGATAAATGTTTTTTTGTTTCTTCAGAATGTGGTTGATGTTTTACTTTTTTAGCTGATAAACTCATTTTTTTGCGAGTTTCATCAGAAGGTTTTCCACAACCATCTCCACCTAGAGTTAAATTATATCCATGATGATATGTATCATATTTAAATATCATAATAATTTCTAAATTTTTGGCTTCTTTTAAAGTGGGTATATTATCTATAAGTATTTCATGAGTCCAAGAATCTTTGGGATATTTTCTAATAGCTTTTGAAATTTTTCTTTTAGAAATGTTATTTCTAGACTCCTTTAAATGCCCCTTCCAACGATTTTCAATAGTTAAATGGGTATATCCAATATACGCTTTATTGGAAATATTATTTGTATGTTTATAAATTAAATATTTCATATTAAACAATTTTTGATGGTTTGTTAGGTTCAACCGTCTGGCGATCTGGATGAAATTCCGGATTTATTATAATTTTCTCACCAGTTACTTCCTCAATTTCTTCTTCCTCTTTTTTCTTTTTACCTTTTTCCACAAGAAGTTTCTTTTTTTCATCCTCAGTTAAAGGGGACCTTTCTGGGTTCTCTTCTTTACCCTCTAATATAGAGAGGACTTTATCCATTAGGGTTTGAGGTATTTGGAATGATTCTAGGCTCATATAATTTTCCTTATAATAGTATTTATAATTCTTTAACTCCTCATTATTTGGAAAGGTGAATTAAAACTGTCATATTTGGGAAAATTTCCAGCAAGTTCCTTAATTTTTCTTACAGTTTCCGCTAATTTATTTCCATCAGTTTTAGGATCCTCTGGACGCATATATTCCCTATTTTCATTTTGGTCAGATTCATGGCAATTTGCTTTATCCAATCCATAGGCGTCATGAGAATCTCCCCGAATAGCAGAATCCCCTTTATCGAATACCTTCTCAGAATCCTTTTCTTCCTTCAATTTACCGGACATTTTCTGTTTTCCCTTCTTCTTATAAACAGCATCACGTAAAGAGAAATCTGAAGACCCTGGTTTATAGATGCCATTACCAGTACCATGAGATCCCTTTATTCCCAAATGACCAGCGGATTTCTCAGCGTCCTTTTGATCGGTGAATTCATAGGGTAACAACTTTTTGG